TACCACTAGGTCTATAGTCACTACTACCCGAAATACCAGTAAGGTTAGCACCACTTATAGCTGGAAGAGTGCCAGTTAATTGTGCTGCTGGTAGAGCAGTTAAACTAGCACCACTACCAGCAAAGGTAGTCGCAGTTAATAACCCAGCTTGGTCTAGCGTGGCTACATTCGAGCCATTACTCTGAAAGATAATATCGTTATTAGCACCATCAGCATTAAGCGTTAGGTTTTCTGCGGATGATTTTATTGTACTCACTTCGGATGCCTCCCTTTAATTTCGTTTATCTTATCAACCCAAGTAGTTGTAGTGTTTTCCTTATCATCGAACTGCATCTCGTATTGATTTAGTTGGTCGTATTCTGCTTTGCGATTTCTAGCGTAGGCTTGGGAGTCATAGACTGCTTGGAGTCTTATAATCTCTGCATCTAACTCTGCTTGGGTAGGTTTAGTTTGAGAACCATCTAACCAATTAATTTCATCACCTACTGCTGTCCATTCCGCATTAGGTGTTAAAGAATGTAATGCATCTGTAATTTCTATAGTCATATTATTTACCTCTATGTATTTTCTTCAAATTCTTGAATCGTAATATAATTAACAGTTGAATCTAATGAACGATGTAAAAACATAGTTCCACCATTACTTGAGCGATACCAAAACCTAAAAGTTTTAGCAGCCGTAGAAGTATTAACATATCTAGCATCAACTTTTACTGAACCGAACAAAGTCCAGTTAGGAACACCAGCAGCATAATGTCCAAATTCATTTGTAGAAAGAATATTAGTAGAAGAAGTTTCACTATCACGATTCCATCTTGTAAATAATAAATGCTCGGCAGAGCCTTGGTCTAATGCAACCTGTCCAAAATAGGTCATAATTATTGTGCTGCTACTGCTTTGAGGTGTATAGGCTATTTCTGCTGCCTCTGCATATGTCGAAGATGTTGTTGATATATTTGAACTTCCAATAGTTTGTGACTTAAAGCCTACTAATTTACCGCCTCCAGCTTCTGCCCAAGCATTATCACCTCTGAGGAATGTAGAGGAGCTCGCTGTACCTGTGGCTGCTAATTTTGCGATAGTAACTGCATCAGTTGCTAGAGTTCCACTATCGACTATTACATCTGGCAATCCACCGACTGATATGCCAGTTACTGTTCCACTTCCGTTAATTACTATTGCCATTAGACTGATGCTCCTTTAAGTTGGTCAAGGGTAGTCATACTATCCACTTGAACTGTTATATCTCGTAGCCTCTGCTTCTCTGTAACGATTGCCGATGTATCTGAACCAGCTTCCTGTGCTTTCATAAACAAGACATCTTGTGCTTCTAAGAGAGGTTTCCTGTCTACTCTAAGTCTGTCTTTAGTAATGACTTTAGCTTTATCCATATTAACTTGCATTGGCATTATTTATTCTCCGTCATATTGTATTTAGCTAAGTCCTCTGCACTCAAGTCTGCTGAAGTCTTTTCACTAGCACCAGCTACATATTCCCAAGCATTTCTGAAACTTCTGTCAGAGGTATCTTCATCTGTAATCTCATACTTAGTTCCTGTTGGTAAGTCTTTATTGGCTATGTGGATTAGCTTCTCTTCATCTGTACCTGTTAGTGTTGCTAAGAATTTAGGTGCTGGAGTCATTTGAGCAAGTGTTCCACCATTGTCATATATTATTTTCATACCTTAATCTCCAAATACTATTACATTATTTTGTTCTCTATCCGCAAGTTGGTCAGCACTACACTCACGAACATCTACTCTACACTTTGCTGTTGTTTGGTGAGAGTGTCCTGACATAATAAGAACGTGATGATAACTTGTTGTACCTACCACACTATTCTCAGAGGTTGCTAAAGAATTAGCGTAATTAATATCATAATCACCTACTTGTAAATCTGTAATACTACTGACATTATGAGAATCCTTTACACTTAGCGTTCCAGTAGCGTCAAAGTTCACCCAAGCCTTCGCAGTAAATTGCGACAAGCCTCTGCCGTCTGAGGTTATAGACATACGCACAGTATTGTTAGTGGCAAATTCTGTTGCACCAGAACTTGCTGTACCAAATACTGCTGCATAAGCAGAACTACCAACAAAAAGTCCACCACCCGCTGCACGCTCTACTCCAACAGTTGCCCGTACCGCATTTGAATTTGTTATATAATCGGTAGATGCGTGTGAAGTTCCAGTACCAATCATATCTACGTTTGGCGAAGCAGTATTAACAACTAAGTTACCTGTCAGAGTACCACCAGCTAAAGGTAATTTATCGTCATCTCCTGTAGTAAGTGCTAGAGTTCCTGTGCCATCAGGTAGTGTTATAGTTCTATCCGTACTCGTATTCGGAGCAGTAACTGTCAGAATACCTGTTCCTGAAGCGTGTCCTTGAATTTTTACTTTAGCCATTCTTTACTCCTTTATACGATTACCCAAGTGCTACCAGTTGGTACTGTCACACTTATGGATGAATTAATTGTAACTGGGCCGGCAGTCATTGCGTTGTTACCACTTGTAATGCTGTAGTTAACAGCAATAGTGTGGGCGTGTTCATACAGTCCTTTAGTGGTAGTGTTGGCATCTGTGTCTAAGGTTGCCCAACTTGCACTTGAAGCATCAGTCGTTAAATATTTGCCAGCGTGTCCACTCTGTGAAGGTAGTGCATCTACTGTAGACCAAGCATTGTCACCTCTAAGGTAAGTAGAACTTGATGCTGTACCTGTAGCACTAAGCATTGCAATATCTACTGCATCAACTGCAATAGTCAGAGCTGTACTACCAGTCACATCACCAGTATGTGTAACATTTGATACCTTCGCTGTATTAGCTGCAACAGCAGTTTCCAAGTTAGCTATATTAGGAATTGCAACTGTACCTGTAAAAGTTGGACTAGCTAATGGTGCTTTTGTATCCATCTGCGTTTGAATAGCAGAGGTCACACCATCTACATAATTAAGTTCAGTATCTGTTGGATTTACAGCACCTGTTACATTTGGAAAGGTAGTCTTTAGTACATTCTTAATTCCTCGTATATGGTCATCACCTTCAGAGACATTATCGCCTGCTGCTGGATTTGACGAATTGAGGTCATCTATGTACTTAGTACCTGTTAAATCCTCTAAAGCCATTCTCTACTCCTTTATGCTGAAGCAGCTGTTACTGTTACTGTTACCTGTAGTGTGTCACCAGAGATTACTGCACGAGAAGAACTAAAATCAACTACACCATATAGTGTACCACCAGTTCCTGTTGCTGCGGTGTTTAAAAAAGCACCAGCGATTGTTGCTGTTGCATTGATTGTAAAGTCTACGCTAGAACTGTTAGTCATACTGCCTGATGAAGATGCACCTTCTGTCCATTCTTTTCTGTTGCCAGCATAGCCAGCTAATTCAGCCCAGCTTGAATGTGATGCCATAGTATCAGCAGCTATTGGTGTACCAGCACCTTTAAGTCCTATATACCAAGCTGTAACTTGAGTTGTTGCGTGAAATTGAACATCAAGAATATGGTTCAGACCTGCTGTAACTATTATATTCTTTTTGTTTTCTTCCCATTTGATGTTGCCATCTTTGTCAAGACAAGTAACTTTCCAAAAGTTAGCCAGCCCTACGTTTACATTATCTAATGTCATTGTGTTCTCCTTAGAGTTGTTGTTATTATTCGTCTGGGTCACTTATCTTTGTCCAAAGTGTATCCTCGTCTTCCTCTACATCGTTCCATAAGAAGGTGTTGTCACTTGAAGCTGAACCAGTCAGACTCATAGTTCCACTCTCTTCAAAGTTTACGTTGTTCTTTATATTACTTGTTCCAGCCAGAGTTCCAGAAACTGGCATAACGTGACTAGCTGAATCTGCTACTGTACCACTTTCACTAAGTGTTATTGATGCTGGCATAACGTGTGCTGTTGTTCCAGACATTCCATAATTACCACCTATTGTTACTCCTCTAGGGAATACAGTATCTTCTAGTAATGACTGAGTAAAATTAGTCTGAGTCATAACAGCTGTTGCTTGGTATGTGCTATTATTCCATATGTAGGAATTGCCTGACCATACCGATGAGTCTGCCGACCAAGTGCTTGAAGCCACTAGCCCTCAACTCCAGAATAAATATTTCTTACTCTCATTGCTGAACCTGAGTGTCTGTCATTCTGGTCTGCCTTTTGTAATTTGTCTATACCATCTCTGTATGCTTGTAGCCACACAGGAATCCTCTCATCATTCTTAATAAAAGGTTCTGCTTCCATAAGAGCACCATATAATAATACGTCTGGTGCATTTGTAGTTAGCCAGTTATTAGTAACAGTACCTGAAGTACCATCACCTAATGCTGTGAACTTCTCATAGAAAGCCATCTCTAATGTGTATGCTGAATCTGGTATAGGTGCTAGTTGTATTTCATCACCTATAAGTGTATAAGCTCTAGGCTTACCAGTAGCACTACTACCATATAATCTATCTAACATCTCTGGTGTAATATACTCAAGAGCTGCAGTAGGATTTGTATTTAGTTGTATGTTACGCATTTGTAAGTAACCACCTGGTAGATTAAAATACTTCTGACCAGATGTAGTTTCCATAGAACTTCTTACTTCCATAGGGCGTATGCGTAGTTCCCTACTTATACGTGCTTCTGCTAGAGTTATGAAGTCTGGTATCCTAGCTGTCAAATCTGACCTATCTAGCCAGTCTGCTATTGCATCTTTTAATTCTGTGAATGTACCTAGTGCCATTATACTTTTCCTTTAGTAGTTCTCCAAGGAGCATTGTCTGGGTGGTTTAACCACTCTCTCATCCTTTCTTGATTTCCCCAAACCTTATCTCTCATCATCTTCTCTACTACAATTAATGGTATACTAGCTACCTTGTGTGAAAAAGTTGAGTCACCTTTATACTTTGTATTTGTTGTATGGAACTTGTCTTTACTATTTAAGTCATATAACTTCTTGACTATCTTGTCATCTTGTCCACTAACAAGAGTAAGACTTCCATCTAAATTTGTTATTAAATCTGATTTTACTGTCATATAATAAACCACCCCAGTTGCCTAGGGTGGGTTAGTTGGTTAGTTATTAACCAGTAGTGTAACGTATCTTACCGTTAGCAGCTTCGTTGCCACAACGTAGACCGTACTCAACTAGAAGCATCTTCTTCTCAGAGTCACCTTCTTTAGCAATATCCACAGTTTGGAAATCACGTAAGTAGTCAACTGACCACATATCGTGGTCTAGGAAGTAGACAACATCTTGGTCACAAAAACGGTCTAGCATAATGTTGAATGTACCAAAGTCTGATACATATACATCAACCGCATTTTGGATTGTTGTGTTGCCATCTGCTACTGAGCGAATTGCATCAGCACGACCTGACATTGCTGTTACTAACTTCTTGTTAGTAGCACCAAGTAGGATAGTTGATGGTTCGCCACCAGCGTTCCAAGTAGACTCAGCTACTGCAAGAATATCAGCTTCAACAACTGCAGCGTGAGTACCAGAAGTACCAGCATCAGTTACGTTTGTTGAAATGAAGTTTGCAGCACCACGAGTCTCACGAGCTGTTGATGCGTTACCAGCGGCAGCGGCGTTATCAGCTAGAAGTGAGCCTTCCATATCACGCTTAATCTCTTTCGAGGCTTTAGCGAGTTGGTGGGCCATCTCAGATTTTTTACCAGCGTTGTTTACTGTCTCGTGAGTTCCAGTAACCTCAACAACTTTCTTAGAAATTTGTGTTTGGTTAGTTAGACGAGTAGTAGCGGTAGTTGCAGCTGTACCAGCAGCAGCTCCCTCAACGTGGTAGTTATTTATTACAGCTGCAGCGAGTGCATCTGTTTGCCACTCAAATAGAGTGTTAGATACTGAACCCTTGCCAGCAATGCTGGACATAAAAGGTGTATCTGTGGGTGAAATATCATATATTACATCAGACAAATCCTCTCGAATCGCTGTTGCATCATATGTCTTAAATTGCGTTGGCATTATTATTCTCCGTCAAAGCATATCATAAAATATAGAAGCGGCATCATCTTGCTTGCCTGACTTCTGTAACCTCGCACGCTTTTTCTTAATAGCTTCAGCAGCTATATCTTCATTTGAGTTTCCTCTTCCAGATTTTTGTACTTTAGGGACTTTCTTAACCGCCTTCTTCTTTGGAGCAACCTTAGTTGTTAGCTTATCATATTCCATAGCTTTCTTAATTATTAATACACTACGGTGGTCTGCTAACTGGCTAATCTCTTCTGGTCGAAAACCTACTGAGACAGCGTACTCTTGTACGTCTTTCTTTATAGTAGATTCCTTATCATTCCACTCAGGTAAAGCATCAACTAGTCTACTGTATTCTTGTTGAACAAAGTGTGACCTAGCTTTCTGTACCTCTTCAGCTTGTTCTTGTTGTATAAGAACTTGCTGTTGTGCTACGTTCTGTACTTTTTCCTGGGCATCTCTGTACTCATCTTTCTTAAGCATATACTGATATGGGTCTTCTTGTTTCAAAGCTGTCCAATCTGTACCTTCAAACTCTTGAAGTTTACTGCTCTGTTGTTCTTGCAACATCTGTAAGCCATTAGCGTACATTTGCCTCTCTTGCTCTAGACGCTGACGCTCGGACTGGATGTTCTCCGTCTCCTTACGTTGCTCTGCTAGTGCCTGAGACTTACGAGTATAGTCAGCCTGCCTTTGATAACCGTTCTTAAGTTCATCTATACCAACTTCCAATTCCTCTCCGTCTACTTTTATTGTATACTTTAAGTCCTCTTCCGCTACTACTTCATACTCTTCTTCTTCAGTTACCTCTTCTTCGGTTTCTTCTTCAGCTTGTCCTTCCTCTTCCGATTCTGGGGCTTCTTCTTCTACCTCTTCAGCTTCCTGTGTTTCCTCTACCTCCGTCTCGTCAACAGGGGTTTCGGTTACCTCGCTTGCGGTTTGCTCTTCTGAGTCCCACATACTAAGGATTTTATTACTTGCTTCAGCAGTTGTACCTGCTGGTGCTCTGTTATTTACAACTTCTTGGGTGTTCTCTGCAGAATCCATTGGTTACTCCTCTCACTTAATTAAAAAATTCTTGCTCCCTTTCAGCAAGTGTGCCTGTCTCAAGCACTGACTGTATGTGCTGATGCACTAAGTCCAATGCTTTGATTGTTATATACAATCTATCTCTCTCCACTTCCTCGGCTACTCTGGTATTTAAGAGATGCTCTATTAACGCTTCTCTTACTGTGGTTAGAGCCTCTACATATAGAGGATGTTCTAAAATCTGTTTAGCTTGGTCCGCCCTCGCTATCTCTTCTCCCTTCTTTCCCATATTAGTTTCCTATCTTAACAGCCCTTTCCTGTTCTCTCTCCAATACAAGCTCTTGTTGTTTAAGTGCAAGTTCTGCTTTCTTAATCTCAAGCTCTTGTGCCTTAATCTGCATATTTACTTGTGCTTCTTGTCTCTTAAGCTCTAAGTCTTGTTGTGCTATCTCAGCATCAACTTGCATTTCTTGTTGTTTAATTGCAGACTCTTGTTGTATCTTCTGCATCTTAACTTCTATTTCTTTTGCTTTTAACTGAGCTTCCATCTGCTTGGCTTTCTCTTCTGGAGAAGGTCCTTGCTTTTGTGGAACATCCTGATCGCCTGGGTCTGTAATAAAGTCATCTACATTCTTCATACCCATAGCCTTTATCTGTTCAGCTACTAAGTTATATACATTCTTAGGCTTGAGTAACATACCTGCTGCTGGGTGTTGTGCAATCATTTGTATTGTTTGCGACAATCTACCTAAGTGCATAAGGTTCATATCTTTATTACCAAAACCTAAACCAACCTGTGCTACACAATCCATCTTTTCTTTCCACTCGTGTGGGTATAAAGTAACCCAAGTGTTGTTTAGTCTAACAAGTTTCTCAGGTTTTTCAAACTTCTGTACCAATTGATATACAGAATTTGCTAGGTCCTTCATACCTGTTTCAGCGAATACTCTTGCTATTAACTCTATCTTCTGCTGTGCTGCTGTCATAACTTGACCTACGCCTGTAGCAGTTTGATGTGACTTCAAGCCACCTTCAGATAGACCCATTGACTGCTTACTAACACCAGTTCGTTCTTCTCTAATACTATCTAGGTAGCCTAGCATATTAAAAGAGTTCTGGTCTAGTTGCGGTGTTCCTAGAGGATTAACCGCACCTGGGGTACGTACTCTTACAATACCCCCTGGTCTCGAAGTCATTAGGTCATCTAAATTTACTTGCCCTTCGACTACTTCATAACGCCCATTATTTGTTAGATACATATTATCTAATAAGTTACGCATTAAGGTAGTCTTAATTAGTTGAAGGTCAGAGNNTA